GGGCAAGACTACTGGCGCGGAGCTTCAGAAGCTTGCCGAGGATAGGCCGCCGGTTGCCTTGAAAGAGAAGCAGATTTTTGAGGCAGACGATGCCCAAAGAGAGGGCATGGAGCCGGGTGTTTTCTATGGGGCTGAAGATTGGGGGCAATACAGAACACCGGGCGGAAGTAACTATCGAGAGATTATGTTCAAAATGCCGCAGGAAAAGAAGGCGGTAAAGAAAATAACTGCTGATGAACTTAGGTCAAAAGGTTATGAAGTGCGTAACCTTGAATATGATCCCAAGACAAATTTGTCTTCATTCAAGGTGTATGACAAAGATGGAAATCTTGTCTCTTCAAGATCAAAAGTCCCCGGAGTAGCTTACCCTGAGCAGGCATTGATTTACGAAGCCAATGACATGACTAATGTTGTTCGAGAATTTGCAAATGCGCCAATATACAAAGCCCCTCATTTTGACGAGGAAGGAAAGAACCTTTTAGCCCACGCAAGGGTGCAGGATATGACTGGTCCGAACGGAGAGAAGATCATGCTGATTGATGAGATCCAATCGGACTGGCATCAGGCCGGCAGAGATAAGGGATATTCGGTTCCGAAAGAGCGTCAATTTATTGTCGATAAATTGGCAAAAGGCGAGGAATTAACGCTGGAAGAAGAAGTATTGCGCCTTAAATATTTGAAGGGCGATATGCCTGCTGACGCGCCATTCAAAAAGAACTGGCATGAGCTTGTTGTGAAGCGGCTTGTTGATGATGCGGCAAAAGGTGGGTATGACCGAGTAATCATTACGCCGGGAGCGGAGCAGGCATTGCGATATGAAAAGCCAGAATTGATTAAGGGAATGCAAAGTTTCTATGACCAGATCCTGCCAAGCTACATCAAAAAGCAGTATGGAGTAGAGATTGGTCAGCATCCGCTGAAGCTGCGTGATTTTGAGGTTGTGAGGGAAAATCGAGGCGAAGGGTTTGCCGTTATTCGTCCGGGCGGCGGCACTGTGGCCAAGTATCCGACGATTGAAGAGGCGCAGGCTGCTGCCGATCAATTGATGAATGTCCCGTATCATTCAATCGACATTACGCCTGAGATGCGGAACAAAATTATTACTGAGGGTCAATCGTTTTATCAGCTTGCCCCTGTTGCTGGTGCCATCGGTGCGGGTATGATGGCGACCGACGAAGAGCCAACTGAATACAAAAAAGGCGGCAAAGTCAAAAAACCGATCAGCTTGGACGCCATGCGTCTGGCTGTAATGAGCAAATAAGGAATAAACATGGCTGAGATGCCCATTGACCCCGAATTCGGACGTTTTGTAGGTGGCGCTGCGGAGGAAGAATCGCAGGAGCCTATGGAATTTGAGCTTTCGGAAGAAGAATCCGACGTTGAGGAGCTTTCTGACGGCTCCGCGGTTGTCACCCTGAAGGATGAATTCAAGGGGCCGACCGAGAGCGAAGACTTCTACTCAAACCTTGCGGATACGCTTGATCTGGGCGATCTGGACTCGCTTGGCACCCGATACCTCGGGATGATCGAGGATGATCGTGAGGCGCGTTCTGAGCGCGATAAACAGTATGAAGAGGGGCTTCGTCGGACTGGCATGGGGAATGATGCCCCGGGCGGCGCCACCTTCTCCGGCGCCTCGAAGGTTGTGCATCCGGTTATGGCTGAAGCTTGCGTAGATTTCGCCGCAAGGGCTTGCAAAGAGATGTTCCCGCCGGAAGGCCCGACTCGGACGAACATTCTGGGCGAAGTTACGGAAGAAAAAGAGGAAATCGCAGAGCGCAAGCGCGATTACATGAACTGGCAGTTGACCGAGCAGATCGAGGAATTCCGAGATGAGCAGGAACAACTGCTAACGCAGCTTCCGCTGGGCGGATCTCAGTTCATGAAGATGTGGTGGGACGACATCAAGAAGCGTCCCTGCGCTGAATTTGTGCCGATTGACAACATTCTGCTGCCGTTTTCCGCGGCAAGTTTTTATACATCGCCTCGGGGGACTGAGCAGCAGGACATTTCTCAGTGGGAATTCCAGAATCGCATTGATCGCGGCCTGTATCGGGACGTTAATTTCGTCAAAGCAACGCTCGATCCGGAGCCGACCGCATCCGAAAAAGCCAACGAGAAGATCGAAGGCAAGAAAATGCAGTCCTCGGACGATGGATTGCGTCGTGTCTACCATGTTTACGCATGGCTGGAGCTTGATGGCGACTCCGAAACCGATGGTGAGTCTGCCCCCTACATCCTGATGCTGGACGAATTGAACCGTGAGGTTCTTGGCCTGTATCGAAACTGGGAAGAGGGCGATAAAACCCGCCAGAAACTTGACTGGATCATTGAATACAAGTTCATTCCGTGGCGCGGCGCGTATGCGATTGGCTTGCCGCACCTGATTGGTGGCCTGTCTGCAGCCCTTACGGGTGCTTTGCGGGCGCTTCTGGACTCGGCGCACATCAACAATGCCGCTACGATGCTGAAGCTGAAGGGCGCGAAGATTAGCGGCCAGTCTCAGCAGGTCGATGTGACGCAGGTAGCGGAGATCGAGGGCGCTCCGGGCGTGGATGATATCCGCAAGATTGCGATGCCGTTCCCGTTCAACCCGCCGAGTGCTGTTTTGTTCCAGCTTTTGGGCTGGTTATCGAATGCAGCTAAGGGTGTTGTGACTACGGCAGAGGAAAAGATAGCCGATATCAACGCAAACGCGCCTGTTGGCACGACTCAGGCGCTGATTGAGCAGGGCGCTGCGGTATTTTCGAGCATCCATGCTCGTATGCATGAATCTCAGCGCCGTATGCTGATGATTTTGCAGCGTTTGAACCGCTGGTATCTGGATGAGCAGAAAAAAGGCGACGTTGTTGCTGAACTGCCGATCAGAAAAGAAGATTTTCGTCGTAACAGCGACATTATTCCCGTATCTGATCCGCATATTTTCAGTGAAACGCAGAGAATGGCGCAGATTCAGGCTGTCTTGGCTATCTCCGACAAGAATCCGCAGTTTTTTAATAAGCGGGCAGTGCTGGCTAGGGCATTGAAGCAGATGAAGGTGCCAAATATTCAGGAATTGATGCCGGAATACAGTAAACCCATTGAAATGCACGCCGCGGATGAGAATGCCGCGATGGCAATGGGCCGGATGGCGGTTGCTTATCCTCGTCAAGACCATTTGGCGCATATCGTGGCGCATCTGGCCTTCGCTCAAGATCCGGTGATGGGCATGAACCCGATCATCGCGCCTCAGTTCATCCCGAAGGTGCTGGATCATGTGAAGCAGCACATGATGCTTTGGTACACGCAATCGATGCGGAACTACGCATTCGACAAGTCCAGCCTGAAGAGCAAAAAATACGATGAAACCAAGCTGGCTCCCGAGATTGACCGCTCGATTGCCGCGGCATCTGGTCATGTGGCGTTGGATATTCAAGAGAAGTTCCAGCAATTTATGCCGGTGATGGCGCAATTGCTTCAGGCTCTGCAGCAGATGAAGCCGCAGCAGCCGCTTACGCCTGATGCTCAGGTTGTCCTGCAATCCTCGATGGCTGAGACTCAGCGCAGAGCGGCACGCGATCAGGCTGAAATGCAATTGAAAGCTCAGAAGATGCAGCTTGATTCTCAGGACAGTGCAAGCGACCGTGAGGTGAAGGTGGCGATGAATACTGAGAACAATCTGACCAAAGAGCGGATGGATACTTTGGACTTGACGCTGGAAGCGGCCAAACTGAAGAAGGAGCAGGGCGAGTCTGTTATCGCTCTGCAGAATGCAGTGCAACGTGGTTTGATTCAATAAGGAGACATCATGTCTGATCAAGAGCAAAAGAGCGCGGCAGTTCCGCAGCATAAGCGGCTGGCCTGATCAATGTCTCCTAAAGTTAAAATTTCTATTTACATCGTCACTAACCTTGTGAATGGAAAACAATACGTTGGAATTACGAATAACATTAAAAAAAGATGGGCAACGCATAGGGCGGCAAATAGAGGCACTGTTTTGCATAATTCCATAAAAAAATATGGGATAAATTGTTTTTCGTTTATTCACATAATGGATGTTTTCAACAGGGAATATGCTCATGAAATTGAAAAGCAATTGATTATTGATAAAGGATGCAAGGTTCCCTTTGGATATAACATGACTGATGGTGGAGAAGGAACTGATGGAGCTATTCCTTGGAATAAAGGATTAATTGGAACAAAATGGCCTGAATCAAGGATTGGAAAACCAAGCCCATTAAAAGGAAAAAATTTATCTGAAGAGCATAAGAAAAAATTAAGAAAGCCAAAATCTCCTGAGCATGCGGAAAAAATTAGAATGGCAAAGAGAAGTAAAGAAGGAAGGGAATCAAACAGAAGGGCTGGCTTGGCAAGAGCAAAGAAGCAGTTAATGAAGTTAAATTAAAAGGAGTTCAAAATGTCCGATACCGAAAAGCAACAACAAGGTGCCGCTGTTCGCCAACATTTTAGATTGGCCCAAGGTGCGACTGATGGTAAGTCGATCCCGCAACCTGAACTGCCGAGCGGCAAGGGGGTAGACAAAAAGAACGCCTAATTTATGCGCTACACAGACGACTTCATAGGTGCGATTAAGGTAAGGCAGGCTGAAATATCCTCGTCTCTCGTTGCCGGTAATGCGGTTAATTTCGAGACTTACCAACGCCTTGTGGGGCAATACCAAGGGCTGCAAGAGGCCCTGACAATCCTTGATAACTTGTTAAAGGAAGACGATGAGTAATAGTCCGGTAGCTTCTAACGAAGCTGAATTGGCTTGGGCATTTCCGAGCGTAGACCCCGGTGCAAAACCTTTAGGTGCAAGAATTCTTGTCCAGTTGCGTAGGACAAAAAAGAAGGTCACATCTGCCGGGATTATTTTGGTTGAAGAAACCAAGGAAACCGAGAAGTGGAACAACATGGTGGCGAAAGTCATCGATATTGGGCCGCTTGCATTCAAGAAGCGCGACACGATGGATCCGTGGCCTGAAGGGTCATGGTGCGATGTGGGCGACTTTCTGCGGGTTCCAAAGTGGGGTGGTGATCGCTGGGAGGCTTCCGTCCCCGGCGAGAAGGATGAAGATCCTGCCCTGTTTATGATCCTTAACGATCACGAAGTCATTGCAAAAGTGACTGGTGATCCATTGGCTATGAGGGCTTTCGTATGAGCGCAACAGACAAAGCAGAGATGCAGGAAAAAGAGGACAAGCTGGTCATCGAAGAAGGCCAAGATGGCAGCCTGACCGTTTCAGGTCTTCCGGATGAAGCGCCGGAAGGCGATGACAAAGAAGCCGCCGAGGCAAAGGCACCCGCCTCTGAGGAAGAGCAAAGCGGTGATTCTCCTGAAGAGTCGCAGGCCGAGACGCAATCCGCCGCCGATGATGATCATGAGGATGACACCGAGGCTATTCGTGCCGCAAAACGCGCACGACGCCGAGCAAAGAAGCAGCTTCAGCGTGAGAACCAGAAGGAAAAAGACTTACGATTCAATCAGTTACTGAAGCAAAATCAGGAATTGATGACGCGCCTGAGTGCTGTTGAGAGCCGCACGCATGGCTCTGAGCTTGCTCGAATTGATAAGGCTATTGAAGATCAGGAAGTTCGGATCAACTACGCCAAAATGAAAATTTCGGAGGCCACCAAGAATCAGGATGGCGATTCGATGACTGAGGCGCAGGATCTGTTGTACGAGGCTCGTAGGGCGCAAGAGGCACTGACTAATCTGAAGCGTCAGGCGGCGCAGCCGAAACGG